ATCGGAAATTAAATGCTCATCTTCAATATCTAAGTACAGAACCAAACGAAGAACAGCATGGAATGGAATAAACTGTTTTAGAACATCTCCGTAGACTTCAAGAGCAGCCTTATTCCTAAACTTATCATAACCGTCTACTGTGAAATCAATCGAACTAGCGTTGAAGCTGGCGACAAGGTGGGAGCTTTTAGTATTCCATACATCAAAGTCTTTAAGGCTTTGAGTATTTCCGTAGCTAACAAAGTCTTCGTAGTTAGGAGGTAGCTGGTGATTCTCGGTAAGGATTCTGAACTTGTTGTTCTGCGGGAGTGTCGGTGTTCCTGAAAGGACATAAGTGCTTTGCACCGCATCGGTTAAAAGTGTTTTGAAAGCGTTAACTATCGGGGGGTCTACTTCAAACCCAAAGTCGCCTCTAGACCCCGAAAGAACCTCACAAAAGAATTGTATTCTCTCTAGATCAAGCTCGCACTCTCGATAGAAACCAGGCTTCTCCCAAGGCGGGACGGATACAAAGAACCCTTGCTCACCCGCAGGATCCTTTGGATAGTTTCTATGGTAGAATCCTTTGTTTTCGGTTTCGGGAAGACAAGTCCAAAGAGGTAGATTTCTAAAATCCTCACCGTGAATAACTATCCCGCTAAACTGGTTATGAAAATGCTCAAGAATTCCGTCTACCAGGAACCTATAATTACGGTCTTTGCCGTTAATGTACTGCGCGTTTGCTTGATTAAATCTTACGCCTTCGGGCCAACTCCCTTCGAACATCTGCTCAATCGAAGCAAACTCTAAACCTTCTTTTGCGATATGCGATTCGGTTTTTATTAAGTAATATAAAAGGTTCGGAAGATATGATTCCCACGTTTCATTAACGCTAGAAGCAGCGAAGATACCGTCAGGGAAGATGAGCTTGCACGCAGCGTCTAGCCCAAGAACACTTCCTTTCGCTTTGTACAGCAGGACAGCGTTGCGTAACTGGGCTCTCCACTTGCCATACTCTCCGGTCAAGAATCTCCAACCTATGTTATTCGCTAGAAGCTCAAGGAACTCTTGAGGGCATTCGTCTATACTTAATAGATCCCCTATCTCTTCTAAGATTAGATTGATATCGGCAATACCTAAACTAACGGCTTTTAAGAATCTCTGGAACGGGCCAGCGTCACGTAACTTAGAAGGGAACGGCCCGTTGCTTAGAACAGCATTAAGAGACGCTTTAAAAAAGCTATGATCCTTTAGCTTTGGATCCGTCCACACTTCAAGCTGCACACGAATGGCGTCGAACATTTGAGTGCCTGACAGGTAGGGATCGGAAAGTAGCTCCGAAGCCGGGGTCGCGTGCGAGGCGGGTATGAAGCTCCTAAAAAATGTGCTGCTGTCTCGGTTCTCCCAGAAGAAACGAAATAGCATGTTTATACCTTCTTGCTCAGTCACGGTTTGTCCTTTGTAAATAGCCGTGCCCAAGTAGGCAGGTATAAGAGAAGAACAATCCGTGGACCCCGTTAACGAAGACGTATTGAAAAGATAAAATAAACCTAAGTTATCTATCAGATACTCATGAGTAAGTTCAAGAGAACTGAATGATCCAAACCCGTACCCCGAAACTTGAGAAAAGAATCCTGAAGGATCGTTAAGCGTAATGTCTGGGAGTAATGTATCCGTAATCCATTCCGAAAACTCCGCTTCTGTAGAGAAGGATTTAAAGCTCAGTCCGTACGGAACGAGAATCTTATTCTCAAACTTCCCTGTAGTGATCGAGGTCTTCCCTTCAGGTACAAAGAACTCCGCTACCTGTTCTTTGGTATAACCACTCACGGTAAGCAGGAGATCGTTCTGTAAAGCACTCTTTAATATTTTTCCTAGAAACGATACGCTTACATCTTCTTCTGAGCCATAGAGTCGGTAGTCAGTTTCTCTGTAAAACTCAGGAACTGCTCTATTTACAACTTCAATGTAGTCGTGTTTGTTTGTAGCGGAAAAACTCATCAGACAAATTGTACAGAAATTTCAAGGTTATTTAGTTGTATAATCTCGTTAAAGTCCACGTAAATATCATTCGGGTAGTTATCGATGGAAAAGAAACGAGCGCCCGGATCTTCTAGCACATAGCTAATGAGATCTGCTAGAATTACAGGCGATCCAAAGTCCAAGTTATTGGTTGAGAAAAACTCAACGACTCTGTTGGCGATTCTAGCTTTAACATCTTCTGAAGACAGTTTTTGCGTTCGATCCACATAAAGCGTGGATACTAGATCAAGAGTACGTACAACGCCATCGACAATAGTAATCTCATCGGTAAGCATTCGATAATTATTCATGTACTCCAACAACTCTCTCTTAAACTCATAAGAAGCACGCTCTAGATGATTGTCGGTAGCCTTCTGAAGAACATAAAGATCGATCATGTTTCCAGAACTGCCGTTATCCCTAAGCACGGCGATACCTTTTCCGGTCTTGCCTAAAGTGCTTCTAAACTTGTTCACGAACGCCGTGTAGTCCTGACCTGTCACAGCGCGATACTGAGTGGCAAACCACATAGGTCCAAATCGACGAGCCTCTTCCAGGGACTGTGCGTCCACGCCTCCCGTAGCGGCGCGAGGATTTGTTATGGTGGCAGCACCAGAACCTACAGAGGGCACAGTAATTGTGGCAGACTTCTCAAGCTGTTTGGCTGCTATGTTTCCTCGTAACCCGCCTCCCGTTCTATACATCACCACGTAAGGCGTGCCCGGTAAAGGCGATTTGCCTACAGTACCGTCTCCAAAGGTGAGCGTGCAAGAAAAATCTTCGTTGTTCTTTCTCTGAAATACCTGAGAGTCGCCCGAAGCAAACCAGATATTCTCTATCTCTGTATAGAATCCGTCCACCGCAGACACTATGACACTGCCTTCGATAACCGAAGGTAAAGGGATGTTAATCTTCTGCGTGCTAGTGCCTGTATCGAAGACACCTTCTGTGGACTGCATTCTACCTTCTAGTAGAAGTAGACTGCTCGCAACCAATCCAGACGAATCAAAATCGCTGGACGAAAGAGAGATTGCAGAGGACTGCATATCAATATCCCCATTCGGAGCTACGCGATATAAAGTGTAAGACAGCGGAAGATTGTCCCTGGTACTAATCGTGTCAATAGTTCTATCTTCAAAAGAGATCGTACATGTGCGCGAACCGCTAACAGCAAGAGCTTCATCTTCTATAGTCAGGCTTGCGGATGCCTTGGCTGGTACAGGACCGCGTAAGGTAATGCCTATGAGTTCCAGGAGCTTGGTAAGCCCTTCAGAGGTCTTTGAGGTCGCAATGTAATTTTCTTGAGCCAAGGCATCAGCCTTGAACGAAAGCACAGCGCCCATATAAGAAAAAAGCTCAACAAGCATCTGCCCTAAGTCCGACTCTACAAAATTAGTATAATCGTCCGGGTATACAGATTTAATATAAGTATTTAAAGACTCTTTAAACTGATCGAAATCCGCAGTCGAGAAATCAATTAGATTTTTTCTTTGAGAGGCAGGAATACCTCCAATTCTCATAAAATCAGATACTACGCGACCGTCAAACCCACTAGGGTTGTAAATCGAATCAAATACCGGGTTGTACCCAGGAACTCTTTGATCAGCCATTGATTTCAACTCCTTGAGGATTCACAGTCAGATAAACCTGATCACTAAAAAATACATTGTCTTTCATCGAAAATACGAGTTTGATATCAATTGAAGAGTTTTGTTCATCAGGAATCACTTGTAGATCTCTGATAACTACCCTAGGCTCATACCTATCAATAGCATTCCTGATAGAGGATTCAAGATTGCTAACTAGAAGAGAGTCCATAGGAGCAAACACAGAACCCCTTACGTCTGTTCCGTAATCATACCGCATAGGACGCTCGCCTCGCTGCGTCATAATTAACTGAATCAGTCCGTCTTTCACAGACTGCTCATTGAAGTTTCTAGAAAAGATACCCCCAGTGCTAGTGCTCCTGACGGGAAACTCTATACCCTTTACAGGGTTCTGATCCTTTTTAGTTACAAAAGATAAATCTCCGTAGCTCCCCATTACAGTAACCTATTCGTAGTCTGAATCCCTTTGAAGAAAGGGCTTTGTGCTTTGTAGTTTTTTGAAACCTCTAAATTAGATAGGGGTTTGGAGTACATTTTGAAACTTCCGATGTGCCCATCGAGACCACTTCGTGGGATTTGTAAAGGCTCGCCTCCTTGAGCCCCTAGGTAAGCCCCTAGTCCAGGGACTCCGTAGTAACCCACGGTTTCATATGTCTCAAGGGCTTCATCTGGTGTAATCCCTGCGGCGTAAAACTCAGCTAGCTCAAAAGACGTATAATCCCCATAGAGCCTATCGTCTACAATCGTGTGTTGGCCTATAACGCCGCCAAATACT